ATATCTTTTGTTATATATTTATCATCAAGTATCATTATTCACTCCCTATCAATCTTATCTCACCATGAAGATAGCCACTATCACCTTTATCACTAACTTCAATACCATCTATCCAATAATTAGGATCACCATTATCTGTTTCTTCTATTACTCTCACAGAATAATTTTGTCTTTTTTTACCCAAACTTTTTAAATGTTTTATTAAGTCTTTTACTTTCATATCAATGTTCCTTATAGCTTACTTGTTTAATTGATCGACTCCAACAGGCACGACAATCTCCACACTCACCATTTTG